CTTAACGGGGGCCGCCTCGGTTAGATAATAAGGGGCATTTTTCTAAAATAATAGGGGTTTCCTATAGTATCCACATGGGGTCAATTTAGGCTGCCGAGATGCTGAGATAGCTTGTTTAATTTCTGTAACATCCTTTCCCGCTGTTCGTCCGATACTGGTGTAGCATCGTGAACGACGCGCAATTGCGGCCCTTTTTTGTGATTAGGGTTCACATAAGTCCTGCAAAACTCCCTCATCTCGGCAATCGAGGGCATAAATCTACATGAGGCGATCAGCCCGACCTTGGGATCTGCGAGCGCGCGCAACGTCTCGACTTGATAATCTTCAAGCGCAGCAGCGGCTAACCGAGTAAAAGCCTCACGGTCAACTCTGCTGTCGGGGTAGGCTGACAACAGGGTCGTGATCGATTGTATAGCCTGTACTCTGTTCATATCCATTCTCCCTTATCAGTCTCTTGCCCATTTCGATGGCTGTTTCTTTTCTCGCAGGTTGCACCGCGCTCCGCTCGGATGCCCGCCTTATCCAGTTTCTCCAGGTCGATTGCCAGTTTGCTTTCCGTCCTTTGGCTCCTGCTTGGGCTATCCAATAGTCCCTGAATATGTCAGCCTCTCTCCGATAATCTACATCTAGCGAGATTGCGAAATCAATATCACCATCACTCGGCTGCCAATCGTCAGGCAATCGCGTAGCGAGTGCTATAACTTTCTTTCTTCTCTGTATCTTATCTGTTTCTGTATCTGTATCTGTCTCTGTATCTGGGGGTGTTTCATTCACCGTTTCAGTAGCGTTACTGGAACGTTCCCTGAAACGTTTCACTCTCTCGGTAGAAGTGTCTGATTTATATTGTCTTTTGTCCCAAGCATGGATAGCGTAGTGCATACCGTCAACACCACCGTGGAGCCTATCGAGTAGGCCAGCGTCAGCCAACCGTGAGAGCACCGTGGAGCAACCGTGTACATCTACTCGCAGAGCAAATGAAATGTCTTGAATTGATTTTGGTAGGCCGTCATGTCGAGCACATAGGCACAGCAAGTTAACCCACGTCTTGAACGTGTCCCCGTCAAGTCGCTGAACTTTGGGGTCGTCTAGGGCTTCATTATAAAATCTGAACCAGTGCATAGTCGTCTCTCCTGTCTTGAAGCGGAGATCGACTGACAGTATAAGAGAACTGCCTATCGACCATCGCGGCATCGGTGGTCACAAGAACCCGTCCGGTTGCAAGCTGGGCGGGTTCACTTATTTTATACCATTACTTGTTACCTGCGTCTATTACAGCCTTACGGTATTCTTTTAATGAGGCTCCTCTCTTAAAACTAGAGATTGATAAGTCACCACGTTTTCGCCAAACTGACGCATCTTTTTGTTTTGTCGATGGCTCTTGGCTAAAAATAAATAGTTGAGGTTGTAGGTTGAGCCGCCAATGATTGATGTCACGCATACGTCTAACGCCCCCTTGGGTGACTGCTTCACAATCAAACCCCATTGCACGCCAGAAATTGTTCGCGGCTATATCACTACCGCATCTTAATGTAATTGCGCTTGTATGGGCAGCCTTACAAAGTAAAACCAGATGTTGCACCAAGGTTGCCCCATATAATTGGCCTCTCAAATCATACTGTATACAGGCTTGATGCACACAGCAGACGTTTGAAAAAGCACCATGATAAAGATAACCGCACGGTTCGCCGTTGAACTCAGCGAGTACAATCCTTTGATTGCTAATCTCCCGTTCAAATACGATCTTAGGATAAAACGCTAATTCCTCAGCGTTCTTTCGTTGCAAGTAATCAATATAAATAAGATCAGACTCGGTTGCTGGACGCGCTACAAAATCTTTCATTTTGCTTCCATCCTTATTTTATGCTGACGGCAACCGTGGATGACAGTCGTGTGATCTCGACCGCCGAGCAGTCGTCCTATCCGAGGCATTGAGTAATCAGTTTCCTGCCGCAGTCGATAGCAGATTTCATGTCGGCATAGCACCGTCTCTCTGTCACGACGACCAGCTGTCATGTCTCTCCAGAACGCACGATGCTTTAACAGCACCTCGGCAATGATACGCCTTGGCTTGTCCGGACACGAACACCCGCGAATGTAGGGGTACGCCTGACGCCAGAAAATTATGTCTTCTTCGCTTGTCGGATCTGAAGACACGAACAACCAGTCTCGTATCATCTGGTCAGTGGCGGTGAACTTGTCTTCGACTACTGGTTGCATTATCGCAACTGGCACTGGTTGCATTATCGCAACTGGTTGGGCATAAGCGGCTGCCGAGAACCTAGCTAATCGTGCCTTATGTGCCTCATGTAATGTCTGTCTCAGGGATTGCATTGATTATTACCTTTATTTGTTTTCCACAGTTTTTCCACAGGGCTGTTAATTTAATACAGTCACTATCATCTCTGATTGCACCCGACTGGGTGAGCAAATCAAACAATGCTTTCAAGTGGTTATCTAAATCACGCCTTCGTTTATCTGGTCGCTCTATCTCGAAAGTTACTTCAAACGGGCCACAGATTTTTTCAAATGCGTCTGCCTGTAACTTTGTTTTTTCAGTATTTTCTGCCAACCATTCTCGGTAAATCTTTGACTTGATTACACCTCGACCAGGTACGGCACGAAACAACTGATTAGCTGATGGCGGACGTTGAATGGTGAGTATCATTTGGACTCTTTAGGATTGACCGAGGTAACTGGGGAGCTTGTTACCTCGGTCTGTACCCATCATCACAGCGTAGACATTCAAGCATTAAAATCCGTGCATGGCAAGCAGCTTCTCGGCAGTCATTGGATATTTTGAAGAAGCACACAGCTCTAATACTTTCCGCCATTGTTTCAGCGGAATAGAATTGTTCTTAGCCCAGTAGGCCGGAGCAGCAGGTGTTAAGTTCAGTTCACGGGCCACAAATGACGGCCCACCAAGGTCTTGGATCAGTTCCCAGATAGTCAAATTTTAAACTCCTTGTGTACCCACACAATGTGGTTGCGGTTGTTGCGAGCTAGATGCTTCACTCGGTTGCCGTTGTCGACGATCAAGCCAAGTCTAGTCAGGTCTGCTCTGCGTGAGCGATAGGTAGATGTCTCGCAATCAAGATCAATCGCTAGTTGAATGTCAGTGAACCCTGCATAGCCCTGATCGTAGGCGTAACGCAGGACTTCGAGAGCAATCGCAGAGAGGCTCGGATGCACTGATCTTGCCGCCTCAATAGATGTCTCCCGTGAATTTCTGCGATACATAAAACGCTGATTGATTTTTGATACTTCTGTTAACTCGTTGATAAAGCTCATTATTACCTCCTGATTTAATTTTTCAACATAATCAATCTATCATAAAAAAATTGTTTGACAAGAGATTTTTTATCATCTACCTTCCTAGTCGTCGAGCAAAAAGGAGGTAATAATGATTACGCTTTACGAACTAGCAGATACCCTTGAGATATTTATCATGGCGATAAGTCGTTACAACGACGAGCCGTCCGAAGAGAATTGGAAGAGAGTTCTGACGGAGACAGAAATAGCACAAAGCAATCTGAAATTAGTCTTCCCACAGGAGCCAGACCTATGACCGAGATACCAAGTAATAAGTTGATCACTGCAATGCACGGCGTACAGGGTGCGCTGACTGGCGTGAAGCGTGACAGCAGTAATCTTCACTTCAAGAACCGTTATGCGTCTTTAGAGTCAGTCATTGACACATTACGCCCACATCTACAGGCTAACGGGCTGATCGTAACACAAGCACCAGGTCGGATGACCGAGCATGGCTGTCTCGAAGTCACGACAACTATCTCGCATATCTCTGGACAGTCGATGACGACACGTTTCGAGATACCACTGACAAAGAGGGATGCCCAAGGTGCAGGTTCTGCTATCACCTATGCCTCTCGCTACTCGTTGATGAGCCTGTTCATGCTGCCACCAACGGATGACGATGGCGAGGGTGCTGTCGACCGTCCTAATCGGGTTGTTTCAGAAGTCCCGACTGCCCCTACAAAGAGCAGCAACGGCATCAAGAAGGACAATCCTGACCGTTGGAAGCAGGTAGAGCGGCTGATCAGAGATGCCACTACCAAGGATATGCTGCGTGACCTCAAGGTCGGCCTGATTGACGAGGTTAAAGACTGGCCTGTAGCATGGCGTGAAGCACTGAATGATGAGTATTCCAAGCGATATGAGGAACTTGCATGACGAAGTGGACTGACCAAGATAAACAAAATGTCTTGGATCTTTTCAAGAAGTTTGGATCACAAGCACAGGTATGCCGGATCACTGGCGTACCATACTCCACAGTCGGAGAGTGGGTTAACCAAGACATAAAGAACAGAGACAACCCGCAGAGAGAGTTCCAGTCCCTATCGCAGTCGAATGAGGAAGAGTTCAAGAAACAGCGAGACAGGATCGTTAAGGAACTAGCTGAGGGCAATGATGTAACTCTATACGGCAAGCCACCTACCGGGCGATCAGCCCTTGAACAAAAGAAAAAGGAACAGGCAAGTGAATCACAAAGACATACTTACTCAATCTCTCAGTATTATAGAGGACCGCCATCAGGATTACGGTGATGCTAGTTCATCATTCACAAGGGCGGCAACTATTGCTGGCACAATTCTAGGCAAAAATATTTCTGCGTATGATGTATCGGTTGTGATGATGGCTGTGAAACTAGCTAGGATTGCTAACCAGAGGACGCATCAGGACAGTTGGATTGATCTGGCTGCCTATGTCGGGTTCGCAGGGCAGTTCGCCGAGACTAAGTTACCGGATGCCGCCAAGGCAACACAGTTGCAGGTTGTTCTGTCTGATCTAGATGACCAGATTGCTACATCCGTCCGCAACTCTATGAAGAAATGATCGACCCATTCACGGTACTAGGCCCGATTGCTCTGCTAGTTATTGGCACGGCAGTCGGGATAGCCACAAACGCATTGGTGATTCACATGAAACAACAGACAATTATAGATCAATGGAAGACGGCATACATGGATATGCAGAACAAGTTGGCTGCCGAGCGGCTACGCATGGATGACTTGCGTGTGAAGATTAATAACGCATTGGATCTTGAAGAAGCTAATGCCGAAGACAACGAAGTAATGATGACGATACACGACAGAATAAGGGAGTTATTAAAGTGACCGACATTGTTGAACGGCTGCGAACTGTTGACATCAGTTGGAGTCAGGAAGGTGAGTGGTGTGCCGAGGCAGCAGATGAAATCATCAAGCTACGGGAAGACAAGAAACTAGCTTTTGAATTGATGGACGTGTTTATCAAAGAAACCAATCGAGTAAAAAAAGTGCTTCACCGGATTGCAAAGATGCAGTCAGCACAAAAAATTGCACAAGACGCATTGGAGAAAGAGTGATGGATATCGTTGAACGGTTGCGGAACGGCTGCACCTGTAATTTTGAATCAACACCCTGCGGTGCTGAAGAAGAATGTCGAGCCGCATTTGATGGGGCCGACGAGATTGTGCGGTTGAGGAAAGCGTTGAAGAAAATTTGCCATGTCACTGGGTCAGACATGGAAGCATACGACATTGCTGAAAATGCACTGAAGGAGAAAGAGTGATGTACAACGAATTTGAGACGAAAAAAATTTTCACAGGCAATGAGATGTTTAGAATTGTTAACAGTGAATTTAGAGAAAAAAATGCCGAGATTGAACTGTTAAAATTCAAACAGAAAATAGCCGTTAAGATGGTCAAGGAACTGCTGGATTTCCTTGAGTTTATTTACAACCATCCAGAGTTTGAGAATAGTTTGAAGGCGTATGAATGGATCATGCTTCAAATTGAAATGATCATGGCTAAATACAATGAGCCAGTAGGTGAGGAGCGGTGATGGACGTTATTAAAGAACTCAAAGAATATGATGGATACGTATTGTCTGAACAATACAAGATCAGGCATCGTGTAATCCAAGAGATCAAGCAGTTGCGGTTAGCTAACTCAGACCTTCAGATGAACTATGATTATGCCAGAAGCTGCTATGATTACGCCAGAACTGAACGCGACAAGTTGCAATCTGAAGTTTTAAAACTGCGTGGATCGTTGGCTTTTATCTCAACATTGACACCTCTCGATGGTCAATCATGGGAAAGCCACGCAAGGTTTATTAACGCGTATGCTATTTATCAATTAGAGGAGAAAGAGTGATGATGGATTTGTTGTTTTATATTGGAACAGCAGTCATTTGCATCTCGCCTCTACTACTGGGAATCATGATAACTCGTAAGGAGAAAGAGTGATGGGAGATATTGTGCAGTTAAAGTTAATTCTTCTTGTGTGCTTGTGGATAGTATTTTCACCCGTTTATATGATGCACAAAGGTTACGACCCTACACTAAAAAATGTTGCAATTTGTCTCGCACCTGTAATTATTTTTGCGGTGTGGTTCTTTGTTCTTTATTGGGGGTGAAAATGGCCTATCCGCAGTTTGATGTCAGGGAAAGAGGGCCAATTAAAAAAGTACCAGTCAGGTATAGCAAGTCTGGTGTTCCATTGGTGAAGGAGAAAGAGTGATGGCATACGCTAGTTCAGAAGTTGAAGAGAGATTTATGGAAGATATCGTAGATAGGCTGCGCGTTCTTAACTTCATGGGGCCGTGGAAAGAAGCGGCTGACGAGATTGAGCGGCTGCGTAAAGAATTAGAAGAACTGTCAGAGAACATAGGGCTACAGCGGGATGATGCTTGGGATGATGGATTTGCACACGGGTTCAGCAGAGGAGAGGACGAGGGGTTGCAGATTGTGCGGGAAATTTATGAAGTGTATGCTGGGTCTGAAGGAATACCTCAACCCATGACCGCAGCAGAAGGTTACCTGTTATCGCTTCTTATGGAAGTTGTCAGGATTGCACAAAACGCACTGAAGGAGAAAGAGTGATGGCAACAAAGAAGAAAGGCATCCTCACATCTGCACCGCAGTGGTGGGATCATTTGAAAGACTGGAAGAAAGTATTCTGGAGTGCAGAACGAAGGGCCGTCAAAAGAGAAATTAAAAAGGAACTTCGTAATGGGTGATACAATTATTGAAATCGAAGAACTTGATCTGCCACTGATAGACAAGACTATCTATGACATCAAAGCCTATGTTGTCTTTGACAGAGAAGCAGAAGTCATTTGGTATCTGGATGCAATCGCTTGGGATGGCAACGTCTTGGAATGGGACGGGGCTACGACACTACGTAGTAATGATCTTAGTAAAATGATCTGGGATCGTGTAAATGCCTATATTGAACCAGAAGCATTTTTAGCAGCCCATGATCATTTCCTAGACGAAGAGCACGATTATTAAAGGACGTGCTTACCTCTGAATACTGGCTCACCATTGATCAACTCACACATCTCTGGCGGCATAAGCACACCGTCAATGAAGGACAACACTAGGAATCCCGGCTGCGCTCTGCTTGGGGTTCCCTCACCATATTCAAAGCACTTGTGAGACGGATCACCAAGCATACCATCCTCAATGCCCCAGTGAGTACCATTGCGATTGCGGACTGCTGTGACCTGCAGCTGATGGGTGTGACCAGTGATGGTTGTCACGCCAGAGTGTAGAGCATTGTTCCATCCTGCATGGATGCCAGAGCGGAAACGATGCCTGATCTCTACACCATTGATATTGACCGCCCAGCAGAACTCCCATGTCG